GCTTCAGAGGCTGCTCTTAGTTTTTTAATTACGTCTATACCTTGTTTGTCGAGATCTCTATAATACTTTAGGGTCTGACCTCTGAGACGTCCGGAAGATTCAAGAATATTTATTAATTGTGTTTGCGATTTTAAGCCTACTTCCTCCTCTGTGTCTTGAAAGTTTATAAGTGATTTAGCGAGCAAATCTATCTCCATGGTAGTCTGTGCTGACGCTGATGCTATCAAATCAAACGCGCGGGCTTCAGCCGCTGTTCCCGGATCTAATAACTCTAGTAATTCAAATAAAACATCAGACGCTCTTGCCGCCGTCAAAATGAAATTACCTAACCTGGTTGAGAAATTGTCATACGCTGAAGACAATAAATCTAACGCACCCTGGTTAGTACCCATTTGTTTTGCGTTAGCATAAAACAAACGATCTAAATCATCTAACTCTTTAGCCAGTTCTCTAAATGCATCTACATTGTCTAATATAACAAGAGCCTGTGACGCTCCTGTTTTCTTAAACTCTTCTACAGCCCTCGTCAAACCTATGTTCTTTTCAGCAGCAGCATCAAGAAATTCGTTAAATGGCCTTCCATCTTTTGCAGCAGTAATTAAAAACTGTCTTAAACCTGTACCAGCACGAGATGCTTTAAAACCATTATCAGCAAGTATACCCAAAAGAGCAGATGTCTCCTGGAAAGAAAGACCGGTTTGTTTTGCTAATGGACCAACATACTGAAGACCTGTACCAAGGTCTTGAAGGGATAAGGCACTTTCATTTACTGCACCCGTCATTATATTAGCAAACTTATCTGCTTGATCCGATGTTTCGCCAAATACGTTAAGAGTTTTCTTTAGTGCTGAAGCAACGCCTCCTGGCTCCTCACCAAGTGCTTGTGCTAATTGGGCGATTGGTCTTGTTAAATCCTCAATCTCGGTTACGCTTGAACCTAGTTTTGCAAGAGTCTTTTGAAGTTCTACTACTTCAAGGGTAGTCAAAGAAGTAGAACCCGCTACTTTCAGAGCAGTTGACTCTATCCTTGATAATTCCTCGTTAGTCAATCCTGCTACTGCCGCAAGATCTCCTAACGCCTTTTCAAATTTTATAGCCCTTTTAGAAGAGTTTATAAAAACCTCTTGTAAGAATTTTATAGCAGTGCTTAATAGTAAGAAAGAACCATAGAACCGTGCTATAGTCTTTATGTTCCCGCCTATAGTAGAAAAGAATCCTTTACTCTTTTTTGCTGATTTTTCAAGTTTTTCACCTGTGTCTTTAGCAGCCGTTCCTATTTGCCCAATGCTTTTCGACGCTGACGCTGATTTCTTGTTAAAAGAACTTACGTTAGTACCAAACTGTCTTAGGTTGGCGTTTAACTTTTTAATTCTTTCATTAAGTTTTTTTACTACAGTAGATATCTGCTGTAACGTACTCTGTAGTGCGGAAAGCCTTTTACCTTCTTGACTCATAAACCTGTTTTTTCTAAAGTTTCTTCAATCTTATATGTTATGGTAGCCCACGTATACTCCGGGTAATCTCTTAGGTATTTCAAGTAAGCCCTGTTTAAAGCACCTTGAAAACCAGCAGGGCCTTGCAGGAAATCCAACCATCCACTACCTTTATAACCTACAGTTTTAAGTTTCTTAACTATAGGTCTTGCTATGTATTTAGCGACGTTATAAGAAACCTGGTCGCCGCTATAGTAATAAGTTGCATAACCTTTATCTCCTCTCGGATACGCTGTATACCACTGACTTTGAGGATTTCTTCGAGCCTTAGAATATATCCAATTCTTAATACTTGATATACTTAATTGTCCTGCGGTGAACCCTTCACTTAGTTTTTCAGCATATGACGCTGCCTTAAAGTAAACGGAAAATTCTTCTACGTCGATACCGAGTCCCAAATATCCGTCGCCGACAAGTCTTGATTTTATTAAGTCGCCAGTCCAACCCTGTGGATTATCGGTTGCAGGAAATATAGAATTCTCAAGGTACCCACCTGCTCGGTGATCATAAGGCTTACCCTCTTTGTCATAATCCCCTTTTAGGTTTCTCTTAATTAAAGATATCACCCTGCCTTTGGTGAGTTCATCCTGCAAGTAAAAGCGTAAAGCACCCTCTTGCTGCTGCAGTGCGGCGTATTGGCTTTTCTGACTAAGTATTATACGAAGTCTCCCTTCAAGATTACTCATTTTACAGGTCTATTTCCCTGCTGTATGGATTTCTTGCTATAACGAAACTACAACTTGTTGTTGCGGTAGTTATATTAAAGTCTTCAGCAGAGAACCCTTGGGCATTTACATCTTGAAAACGCTCTTCACCGGACATGTTTTGACCAAAATAATCTTGTAACTGACCTATAACGAAGATGTTTTCTTGATTAGAGTGCATAAGCGCAAGGTCCTCGTTTAAAGGAACCTTGTCCACTACTACGACATTAAATGAAATCTCATATACAGGATTATTATTAAGTCTCGATAGGTTTGCGCCATCTAAATGGACGTATAGGCCGCGGTGCTTTACTTCTATAGTCTGTAGTTCCTCAAGGGATCCGACCAGTTTAAACTCACTGATAAGATTGTGATTCTCCCCAAACTCCTTGAATAGTTCGTATATGGTAATTAAATCGTTCACAGATTTCTTTCTTTAATTTACAATTTATCGCTTGACAGAGCGCAAAGCAGCCTCCTGTCGTCTTTGAGCAGACTCGATTTTGTTTTTCTGTGATAAATAGGACATTTCCGGAAGCACCACGCTCATTTTGAGCATGTATATTTCGTTATACTTGCGTATATCTTCCTGTGCCAGCATCCTAACAATAGAATACCAATACCATTGTTGATTAAAAACCATGTCAGCCCCTGGAGAGATCTGTTCATGGTCTTCATTTTCTTCCGGATCTTGTTCTATGGCATCATAAAAAACACCGGAGAACTGCTTAAAAAGCACAAACTCTCTGTCTTTTATGAATTTAGTAACCAGGGAATACACATCCTGTACCGGACACTCAAGTATTCTTCTTTCGTTTTCCCTTTCTACAGCGGGATCTTCGTTGTCAAACTCCTTGTGGCTCAATGGACGGAGAAGAAGTTTCGCTATCTCCAGGTCCATTTCTATTTCGTGTTTAAACTTAATCTTGCCCGTTATGATTTGTTCAATCATTATAAACTGACCAAGAACTAAGTCATTAACATTGTCGTGATAGTTGAAGTTACTCTTTATGTGTTCTGTTACGAACGCGGTATCTTTAATAGGGTAAGTATCCTCAAATGAGTTAACGAAATCAATGCGTTCTAAGGGCTTTAAACCGTCAAGGTATGCATTGATACTCTCTACAGAAGAAAGTTGCTTAGAAAGCCCTATATGGCTCTTAAAACTTATCATAGGAACATTGTTACACCTCCGTCTTGCTCATCGAAGCAACAATATGCCGCGATTGCCAAACTCATGACGCAGTCATCATGCTTGCCATCTGTGTTGCTAAACTGAAGGTTACCCGTTATCGGATTCTTCTTACTCTTGTAATCATAAAGTTCTTTAATGAGGGTGTCGTAGTTAGGTATCTTAATCTTTTGGTCCTCGAACAACTTTATTAAGTTCTTGATAATCACAGGCTTAGACTTAGAGGTGGTCTGGAAAGGTAGTAACTTAAACATGTTTTCATCTGTAGTTATCTCATCAAAAAGCAAGTCGTTGTTATTTATCTCAAAGTATGCCGCCGCGAGTTTATCAAAGTGTTTTAAGTAAAAGTCTTTTATGCGTTGCTTAAATCCAGCCGCATCCAGTCCCTCTTCTTTGAAATTAAAACGATCTATGTCGATCACATGGTAGTCTTGAGTCATCGCTGTTAAAACTGTATAATCCTGTGCTACACCGATATCCATGCCAATATATAATCTCTCGTAGTCCTTTGGTAAATCTTCTTCTATAGATTCTTCTATATCCGAGAATAAAGCGTCAGCACTAACCGGTTTACACAGAAACTCTTGATCAAATTGAGCCTTAGTCATTGATTTTTTGATGCCAAGCACCGTTTTTTCGACGGCGTCATCGTTCAAATCAAGGTATGTCCTCTTAATAGACTTGATCTGCTCGATGTTTTCTTCTTCCTTTCCCCTAACAAACCAATCCCAGTACCAATTCTTTCCGTTAAACGTAGAAGACATTACAACTCTACCATTGGTTCTGGTAACCATAGGGAGTAAAACCTCGTTTATAAATGCCTCCTTGATAAAAGCAGCCTCATCAATATAGATAAAATCAAGTGTTGCACCACGAAGGTTATCCCCTGCCTCAGAGGATCGGAACTTTATAAAGGAACCGTTGTAGAAATAGATCTCGTTATGCTTACGATCGTATCGAGTTATGATCTGCTCAAACAACTCCTGCCTACCTACGAACATAGCCTCTATATCCTTCATGACCTTGTTTGCTTGATCCTGTATTGGCGAAACCCAGAACATACGGTGTTTAGGATTGTTTAATGCTCGCATAACAGCATCGTTCATCATAGCATAGGTCTTGCCTGTCTGCCGCCCCATAGCGGCCAGAGTAATAAACGGCTTGTCCTCGTAGATTATTTTTAAAAAGTCCTTTTGTGGATCGGTGGGCTTGTATAGTTTTATTTGCATCAGTATATAAGTTTCAAACCTACGTGTAAGTAATTTAAGTTTCTGTTGATTTGTAATATGCTTGCAGATCCGTAAAGACCCTTATACAAACGAAGGTCTGCACCAACACGACCTAGGATTAGACCCGGATCATTATTTAACTTATAAGCAG